GCCCGCCGGACGGCGGGCGCGGGGTGGGATCACTTGCTGAGCGAGGCGGTGGCGACGTTGGCGATGTATTCGACGCTGGTGGCTCCGTTGATGAGGTCGCTCGGGTTGGCGCTCATGGTCACGCCGTAGCCGATGGCGTCGCCGGCGCTGTAGGTGATGTCGTCGAATTCGGTGATGGTGCCGTCGGCGACGACGATGCGCTTGACTCGGTTGCCGGTCATGGCGATCTCGAACACGAGCACGAGGCTTTCGCCGGACGGGATGGCGTGGTAGACGGTGAGCTTGTCTGCGGTGCCGGTGACGTTCGCGGTGCCGAAGCGCAGTTTGAGGCTGGCTTCGTTGGTTTCGATCATGTTGAACTGCCATGTCTCGCCGTAGCCGCTGATCTCGGACAGCACCTTGATGCCGCCCATCTCGTTGATGTCGGTGGTGTCGGTGTCGGTGGCGTTGGCGATGCCGTCCTCCGACAGGTAGCCGACGCAGGTGTATGTTGCCGGCAGGGCTGTGGTGGCGTCGGTCGGCAGGGCGGTTCCTGCGGGCGCGTAGTAGAGGCAGCCGGTCTTCTTGGGCTTGCCGAGGCTGACGTTTTTCTTGTTGTTGTGGTTGGTTTCGGCCATGATGGTGCCTTTCGGATGGGGCGGCGTCGTCTTATTGGGTGGCGGCGTCGAGGCTTATGGTGATCTGGTATCGGGGCTGGGGCGGCGGGCCGGGGTCGGGGAAGTCGATGACGCTTTCCACGGTGACGGCGGCGATGGGGTCGAGCAGGTCGAGGTCGAGCAGTCGGGGCAGCACTTGGCCCGTGGCGAGCTGGGCGGCTTGCCATCGGGTTTCGGCCCAGACCTGCACGGCGATGGTGGGGCGGCTGCTGTATTCGAGTTCCCGGCCGCCTACCCGTTCGATGGTCACGAACCGTTGGGGCCGGTCTGCGGGCACTTCGAGGTAGGCGGTCAGGCCGTCGCCGTCGGGGTCGGCGTCGATCCAGTCCTTGACTGTTTTTTCGAGGTTGAGTCTCATTGCTGTTTCACCGACTTGAGCAGCGTGTTGTGTTTCGCGTTGTCCTCCATCGCCTTCACGTTGCCTTCGGAGCCGTGCCCGGTCGTGGCGAGCGCGACGCTGCCTTTGGGGGTGCTGACATGGGTTGCGGCCTCGTAGGTCGCGCCTTCGACCTGTGCCATGCTGTTGGCACGGGCGGCGATGAGCGCGGCCTGTTGGTCGATGGTCTGCTGGATGGGTGCGGATTGGCGTACCGCACGGAAGCCGGCGAGGTTGAGTTTGACCTTTGCCATGCGTTGCTCTCCTAGCCTCTGGTGTCGGCGAGTTCGACGGTGAGGTTCCAGCGGGTCGGGGTCATGCCGCCCGTGTAGGGGCGGGGGTCTCCGATCACGGTGTATTCGACGCCGTCGATTCTCGCCTTGGCCCCGCGCAGGCTCCGGTAGGGCCATGCGCGGGGCATGTGGATGGTTTTGGCGGTGCGGATGCCGTCGGGGCGGATGGGGTCGGTGGAGTTCGACTGGCTGCCGTCCTGTATGAGCACGTCGTCCACCTGTTCCTCGCGGGTGTTCCAGATGATTCCGCCGCCGGGGTCCTCGCCGGCTTTGACGCGGTGGATGAGGGTGATGGTCTCGCCTCTCATGCCGCGCCTCCGGCCATGTCGTAGGCCCATGTCTCGCCGTCGCCGCCCAAGGCTTCCTTCTCGCTCGTGGTGAGGTAGAGGTCGCCGGCGGGGTTGGCGTAGCTCAGGCTTTCGCTGTAGCTGCCGGCCGTCTGGGTGGATTGGGTGACGCCCGACATGTCGGGGCCAGCCTGCATGGCTCGTTTGACGGCCATGCAGGCGATGCGATTCAACGTGGCGGGCTTGGCGGCGGGCCAGCGCGGGCAGGTGGTGCGGATCAGGTCGGATGCGTCCGCGAGCAGCGCTTCGGCGCGTTTGTATTCCTCGCCGGTGAGCGCGTGCCAGCGTGCTTCGAGGTCTCCGACCTGCGCGAACGGCTTCTCGTCGTCCGTTTCGTCCTCTCCCCCGCCGGCCTGCGTCACGGTTGTGCCGTCGGACAGGTTGAGCGGGGTGCTGGGGTATCCGTCCATGCGTGGTCTCCTTAGGCGAGCAGGCCGGCGGCCTTGAGCTTGGTCAGTGTGGAGTTGACCTTCGCGATGATGGCCGCCGAGTCGGCGTCGGCCGCAAGCTGCGGTTCGGCCGCCTGCTGGAGCACGCCGCCGCGAGCGCTGGTTGTCGGCGCGGGCGGGGCGAATGTGCTGGGCTTGCCGGTGATCGCGCTCCATGCGGGGGCTGCGGCCGGGTAGGTGGACGGTTTGCCGGTGATGGCAGACCATGCGATGGTCGCGACGCCTTCGGCGAAGGGCGTGCCGTCGGGCTTGACCAGACGCACAGGGATGGACAGGCTGATCTCGTCGGCCTCGTCGTGTTCCTGTACTACGAGCGTCTGGGTGAGGGGCGCGGCCATCACTTGCTCGCCTTGACGGAGGATGTGGACTTCTTGAGCACGGCGATGCCCTTGGGGTCGAGGATCGCGTAGGAGTACATGGCCTCGGTGCGGTAGGCGATCTGGTTGACGCCCTTGAGGTCCTTGCCGGTGTTGTCGGGGTCGCCGTATTCGATGATCTCGCTCCAGATGTCGCGTACCATGCCCCACTTGATGAGGCGGAAGTCGCCGAGGAAGGCGAGGATGCCAGTGGCGGGGGTGACGAGCCGGCCGTTGACCGTGCCGGACGTGGCGGCCGGGATGCCGTCGAGGTTGCCGACCTGAAGGTTGATCGGGATCTCCGGGTAGAAGCGCTGGCCGGTGGAGGGAACGCGGATCTTGCGCAGCTCGTTCGCCATGGTCTTGGACAGGGCGATGCCGTTGATGTCGTACTCGTCGCTGACGGCCTCGGCGAGGCTGTCGATGTCGGCGACGCGATCGTCGGTGGCCGGCACGCTGACCGCGCTTTTGGCGAGCGCGTTGAAGCCTTCGAGGGTCGTTTTCTTCTTGGGGTCGAAGGCGTGGTAGATGACGTAGTCGAGGACGCGGCCCATCGCGGCGGCCTGGTCTGCCTGGATCTTGCTGATGATCTCCAGTTTGGCGTCGTCGTCGGCCCACTGGAGCTCGTTGCTGAGGCGGGTGGTGGTCTGCACCTTGAAGCGCTTGCCGACGACCGGGGTGAGGGTTTCCTCGTAGCTGGACTTCTGCGCGCCTTCGGCGACGACCTCGGCTTCGGAATTGCCGGTGAAGACCATGTAGTCCTTGTCGAGGAAGAGCTGGGGTTCGCTCGGGGACAGTGCGGCGATGGTGCTGGTGTCCTTGGCGCGCTTGGTGATGACGGTGGCTACTTCCTTGGGGAGCAGCACCTTGCTGGTGTCGAGTGCCATGATGATGGTTTCCTTTCGGATGGTTGGTGGCGGTTAGTCTTTGTTGCCGAAGAGGCTGCGCACGTATGCCTTGGCTCGTTCGTCGGCGGTTTGGCCGGCGGGGTGCTGTGCCGGGTTGGGCACGTTCGGCAGCTTCGGCGCTGGGTGCATGAGCGGTTTGAGGATGTCGGCGTGCGCCTGAATCTCCTCTAGGGTGCTGCCGCGCAATGCTTCGGCCGGGATGCCGGTCTTGGCTGATACCTGCGTCTTCCATTCGGCCTGCTGTTCCTTGGCCTTGTAGGCGGCGACCTGCGCTTCGAGTTCCTGCGTGCGCTTGGCGGCCTTCTCGGTCTCGCTCATTTGGGATTCCTTGAGCTTTTCCAGCTCGTCGGCGGCGGCCTTGTTGGCCTTGGCCTTCTTTTCCCAGTCGCGCGAGTGGCCGAGCGCTTCCTTGTATTTGGCTTCCCAGTCGGTCTCCTCGCCGTTGCCGTTCGGTTTGGCCGGCGGGGTGGGGTCGGTGGTGTCCGAACCGCCTTCGGCGGGCGGGGCGATGTATCGGATATGGGGGTGCTGGAGGTTGAGGAACATGGTTGTTCTCCTTGTGTTCGGGCCCTTTCCGGGCATTGAAAAAAGCCACCCGTGCGGGTGGCTGAAAACTCTTGGCCCGGTTGGCGGGCATGAAAAAGCCCCGGCGGATGTCGGCCGGGGCTGGGATCAGTCGGCGAGCGCCAGTGCGATGAGGTTGCGGCTGGGCTGGTCGATGTGGTCTTTGGGTTTGTTGTGGTAGAGGCAGTGGAGCAGGTCGGCACGCAGCTCCGTGTCGGTTAGTGTGACGCCGGTGTCTTCGATGTTGAAGTAAGGGGTTTCGAAGCGTTCGGAGTAGTCGAGTAGGAGCAGGTCGGTGTTGTCGTTGTGGTGTTGGGTGAAGTATTCTTCTTCGCTCATGACAATGCCTCCTGAATCATGGTATTGAACATTTTAGCCGATTCGGGGAAGTAGTTGGCGATGAGCCGCCATGCTTCGGGGTTTGCCATCTGCGCGTCGAGCATTTCGGCGAACGCTTCGGTGGATTGGAGTTGTCCGCTTTGCCGGAAGTAGCCTTTGGGGTGGCCGACGCTGCCGTGGTAGTCGTCGCCTAGGGCGGCTTGGAGCATGTCTTCGACGTTGCGGTCGGTTTTTGCGGAGTTCGTCGCGATCTCTCGGGCGATGGCCTTCATGACGCTTTGTCGGCCGGCGGGCTTGTCTTCGGCCATGAGGGTTGCCTGTGTGGTGTCGAATATGCGTTGGGCGTCCCTTTTGAGCACGTCGTTGAACAGTTTGCCGTTGTGAGGGGCCCATGAGAACGAGTTCTTGTCGAGTAGCCAGTCGAGCATGTGGCCGCTTTCGTGGAAGAGGTTCTGCACTGGGCGGTGTGCGTTGTCTCCGGCCATGACGGTGTCGAGGTTGAGGTGGATGCCGCCGTCGGAGGGACTGAAGTAAGCGCCTTTGGGGAGCCGTGTTTCTTTGATGTCGTATTGGGCGGCGTATTTGGCCCAGAGCCTCGCCGCGTCTTTGTGCTCGGTTTTGTTGAGGAGCCGGTTGACGCGGCGGGTATACGCTTCGCCGAGTTGTTGTTCGAGTCTGCTGCCTCGCGGGATGCGCAGGTCTGGCGCGAATTCCGATCCGTCGGTGAACATGTCCGGCGATTCGCTGCGCATCCACGAGAGCACGGTGTTGGGATCGCTGCCGTCCCCGGCCGCTTTGGCGGCGTTCTTTGCCTGCTGGTATATGGCCTTGAGTTTGTCGGGGTCGTAGCCGTCGATCTCGGTCTCTCCCCACGAGGGGACGATCTTGCAGTCGCAGTCGTGGTGGTACCTGTGCCACTTGCCGGCGGTGTCCTCGCTGGCATAGACGAAGCCTCGGGACGCGAGCATGGCGCAGAACGCGCAGGTCTTGCCTTGGGGCACTCGCGCGTATTTGGGGCGGGTGGGGTCGTTCTGGGCGGTGAACCGTCCTGTGAGGCGTGCGGTCTCGTTGATGATGTCCTTGGCGAGGCGCGCCCAGTCGTCTTCGGTGTAGCCCTGCGTGTTGATGGCCCAGAGGTAATCCATGGTCAGTCCGGCTTTGCTTCGTCCGTTGATGATGTCGGTGAATTTCGCGCCGACGTGCATGGTGTTGTTGTAGCCGCCGACGATCTGCCAGAAGGCGCGGTCCGAGCTGACCTGCGCCTCCTTGTAGTCGGGCATGCTGATGCCGGCGGCTTCGGCCCATGCGGCTCGCACGTTCCTGTAATAGTCCTGTGCGATGAGGTTGGCCTTGCGCGCGTAGTCTTCCAGTTGGCGTCGGGCTTCGGTGGTGGGATCATCGCCGAAGTAGAGGCTGTTGGGCACCATCGTCTTGGCTTCGATGATGAGGTCGGCGAGCTCGTCCTGATAGTCGTCCCACATGTCGTTGAGGTGCTCGTTGAACGCTTTACGCTGCGCCGGATTGAGGTTGTTCAGCGGCAGGCTGTTGCTGTCCATTGGCTGCGGCCTCCTGCGTGTCGGTCTTGGCGGTGGCGATCTTGGCGCGTAGTTCGTCGATGGCGTTCTGCGTGCGCTGCTGTTTCTCGTAGGCCCGGTGGGCGTTGATCTCGTCCCATGTCAGGCCGGCGCGGCTCAGGCCCACGTCGCTGTCGGCGAAGGCGGGGTTGGTGGACGCAACCTTCTGGTACCAGTCGGCGCGGGCGGCGTCGCTGGCTTCCTTGGTGGGTGCCCAGATCGGTCGCAGTTGGCGGATGTCGGCTTCGTCCGCGCCCTGGGCGGCGAGCGCCATGGCGAGGATGCTTTTGATGCTTTCGCCGAAGCGTTTGTTTTGCCGGTCGGCGGTGCGGGAGAGTTTGCGTTCGGCTTCGGCCATGGCTTCGGCGCTGGCGGGGTTGTCCATGGTGATGCCGAGGTCGTTGACGGGGATGTCGGTTTCCGAGCTGACCATGAGGGCGACGGTTTTGAGCATGTCGGAGTGTGGCTGCATCGAGGCCTGTGTGAGTTGGCGCAGTTCGGGTTTTTCGCCGTTGCGGCCGGCGGGGATGCCGTTGATGACGCTGACGATGCTGCCCCATGTGTCGGGGCTTACCTGTCCTTTGTTGGCTCCGAGGAACCAGATGCGTGGTGCCGCGTAGAATTCTGCGGTCGCTTCCATGCGCACGAGGGTGCGCAGTCCGAGGTCGGTGAGGGCCATGAGTGGGCGGGTGATGCGGCTGGAGCCGAGGGGGCGGTAGAGCTGTTGGTCGCTGATGATCGGTACGACGGTGGGTTGGTCGAAGCCGGTTTCGATGCGTTCGGCCTGCCATGTGCCGCTGTTGCGGCGGCACAGGTAGACCTTGCCTGGCAGCCATACGTCGAAGCGGGTGATGTAGCCGTCTTTGTCTTTGTCGCGGATGGTCATGGCTGCGCCGATCCTGTCGTTGCCCCAGTCCCATATGGCGCTGCTCCAGTCGGCGGCGCGTGGCGTGATCCGTATGTCGTCGTCGTCGCCGGAGATGGTCATGAAGCTGCATCCGTGCGTGTATGCGGACACGATGGCCTGTTGGATTTTCACGCCGAACGTGTTCGCCGCGATGATGTCGTCTACCTGCGTTTGGAGGCTGTCGGGCGCGTCGATGCCTTCGAAGACGCTGAGGTCGGCGAGCGCGCGGACGGCTTTGTTGGGCCAGCCGATCATTGGTTTGGCGAGGGCTTTCATGGCCGGTGGGATGCTGTAGGCGACGCCTTTGTAGTGGTAGTGGGCGAGGTAGTAGCTGGTGCGCAGGGTGTTGCGCGTGTAGTGGCGTCGCCATTGTTTGAGGAGTTCGTTGATGGTGGGCTGGTCGTCGGGGTCCACGCCGGTGATGGTGTTGGCGTAGGCGCTTTCGATGGCGAGCCAGCCGGCTTGTCCGCGCAGGATGGGGACGTCTTCGGTGTTCATGTCAGTACCATGCTTCCTGTTGTGCGGTGGGGTCTCTTCTGGTGGTCATGGCCCCGTGGAGGGCTAGGGTGACGGCGTTGAGTGGGCTGATGTCGGTGTCGTCGTCGGGTCGGTTCCATCCGAAGAGGCCGTTTTTGCCGATGGGGCGTGTGGTGGCTTTGTTGACGGCTTGCCAGAGTGGTTGTTGGCCGTCTTCGGGCAGGTGGGTGAGGGTGCCGTCTCTGAGCATGTCCTGGAGGCGTCCGCAGGCGCGGCCCATGTCGGTGGCGGCGGTGACGGTGACGGTGACGCCGGCTTCGGCGAGGTCGGGCAGGAGCGCGGTGGCGGGGCTTTGCCCGTCGATGACGAGTGCGGCGGTTTGTTCCCAGACTTTGTCGATGAGGTTGACGGCCCACATGGTGCCGTCGTGGTTGGTGTCCCTGTATTCGGCGAGTTCGATGTGGGCGGTGCCGTCGTCGTAGCGCATGCATGCGCCGATGGTCAGGCGTGTGCGTGTGGGGTTCATGTCGATGCCGAAGCTCATGACGCCGCCGGGGCGGCGGGCGTCGATGGTGGCTTCCTCCCATTGGCGGCGGTCGATGGCGCGGCTGAGGGCGTGTTTGTCCCAGATGCCGAGGGCTTCGCGCCGGAAGTCGTCGCCGGTGAGGTTCTCCCACAGGTTGGCGATGGATTCGTCGCTGGTGTGGGCCGGGTAGCTGGGGTTGGCTTTCCTCCATTGTTCGCGGTCGAGGGGGTCGGCGTCGCGGTCGGCGGCGAATTCGACGTAGAGGGTGCTGTGGGTGCGGCCCGCGCGCGTTTTGTCCCTGAGGCGGGTGAACGCTTCGCCGTTGTCCCTTGGCCCGGGCGGGGTGCCCATGTAGATGGTCTGGGGGTTGTAGGCGCGGTTCTGGGTCGGCAGCATCGACGCCATCGCCGAGTCGGACAGGTGCTGGGCCTCGTCGATGACGAGCAGGGCGATCTTCTTGACGCCTCGCAATGCGCCGCGTTCGCGGGCGCGGAAGAAGATACGGCTGCCGTTGCGGAAGCGTATCTCCTCTTTGCCGGCGGCGAGGCTGATGCCGTGGTCGGGGTCCACGAGGCCGCTCATCTCCGGCCTGAGCACGATCGCGCACAGGCTTTCGAACGTGTCCTTGATGACGCTGAAGTGCTGCGCCGTCCACACGATGCGCATGCCGGGGGTTCGGGCGGCGCGGTGGATCGCGACCCAGCCGATGTCGTAGGTCTTGCCGGTCTGGCGCGGGATCGACAGCACGGCGTTGCGGGCGCTCCAGAAGCCGTCGGCGCTTTTCGCGAGAATAATCCGGTTGATCTGCCGCTGCCAGACGTCGAACCGGTCGCCCGCCGCCGCGGCGAGCCGGTTGAGGCTCGGCTCGCCGCTGGTGTACAGGTCGTCGGGGATGATCTGGCAGGCCGCCCCGTCAATCCTCGTGCTCATCCAATCGTATGTCCTCCGTGTCCAGGGCCTGCATGGCCGGATCATGCCCGTTCGACGCCTTGTCGATCGCCTCGATCTCGGCGCTCATGTCCGCCAAACGTTTCGTCAGACTGGCGAGGTCGCGTGAGCTTATCGACCCTTCGTCGAGCTTTTCGGCGATCAGGTTGCGCATCGCCACCAGGAGACGGCGACGATCACCGGAAACGGCGGCATTGCTGACCCTATGGGACTTCGACGCGCTCTTCGACCTGGTGGCTTTCGACGTTCTGGCGACCATGACGGCTCCTTGCCAAGTGTGGAAAAAAGTCCGGGGGAAAAACGGCCCTTTGCCCGTGGTGGCCGTGAGGTGGCCGGGCAGGGTCTACTCCCTACCCCCGAACCAGTCCGAGCAGCGGATCGGCCCGGCCGAGACCTGTGCGGCGCGCTGCGGCGCTTTGCCTTGCGTGATGAGGTGGGCGACGCGCTCGCGTGCCCATGCCAGACTGTGCGTGCCCTTGATGGCGTTGCACCATCGGTGCGCCGGCCCGCTGTTGTCGTGCGTCAGGGTGCCGCCTCGCGCCAAGGGTATCGTCTCGTCGATCACGAAGCTGTACGGGTCGGGCGAACGCAGCGTGTAGTCGATGGGCCGATAGCAGATGTAGCAGTCGGCTTGCATGTGCCGCCATCGCTGCTGCTCCAGCCTGCGCCTGTGCCCGTTGCGTTTGCGCGGGTTGCTCACCTGAGCCTCGGTTTCGCGGTGCATTGGCTGACCTCGACGCCGGCCCTGAACACGATCTCGTCGGCGATCAACGGCACCCACACGATGCCCAGATCGTCGCGCCCCACCTCCGGGTAGGGCTGCCGGTCGGCCAATGGGTAAGGGAAGATCAAGCCGTCCACGAGCACACGCCCCCTGCGGGCGTCCACTTCGATGCGCTTGGGACACAACGCCATGACACGACTCCAATCGAACGCTTGTACGGATCGACAGACTGCGCTCGCCGGCGGGAAGAAGAGGAAAGAACCGGCGGCGAGGCGTCTGTCTGTGGTGGTTTCTCGGGTGCCGCATACGCTGGTTGTGCACGGTGACGGCGGCGGCTGGCGGATGGTGCGGGATTCGAACCCGCGAAGCATGAGGCTATCATGCTTGCCCGCTTAGCAAGCGGGTGCCTTCGGCCGCTCGGCCAACCATCCAGCGGGAACAAAAAAGCCCCGCCGGCATGGGCAGGGCTTTCTCGATACTCCGATTACACGCGACAGCGTAACACGGAACCGGGTCAGGGGTCAAGCGTCGTCGTGGTCGCGTTCGTCCTTGGCCTGGGCGCACGCCAAGAGCTCCAGCACATTCCACGCCCAATAGGGGCCCTCGATGTGTCTTGTGCCGGGCATTTTGCCGCGTGCGCGCCAGTTCTTCAGGTCGTTGCCGCTCACGTTGACGCCGGTGTTGGCCACGATCCAACGGGCGGCGTCGGATTGGGTGCGGGTGATGTGCATGAGGCCCGCGCTGCGCAGGTATTCGAGCCTGGTGCGCCGCAAGTCGAGCCATGCGCCGCAGGCGGGGCATATCGCATACCGTGCGTCTCGGGCGGCGTAGATGGGCGTGCGCACCGGCTCCCCCTGCTCGTCGCGACCGTTGAGACAGTCGGGGCATACGCCGATGAGCCGCTTCTCCGCACTGTGCGACGTGGCCGCGTCCACCCGTTCCGCAAGACGCAGGGTGTCCGCGTACAGGCCGGAGGCGTCTTCGAGCCGGGCGAGGTCGCGCATGCGGCGCAGCAGCAGGCGGATGAGGTCGGCCCATTGCATGAGGGTGCGCGCCCGCTCGTATCGGTCATATCCGAGCGGCTTGATGCCGAGCCGGCCGCCCATGAGCTGCAAGTGCACCTCCACCGCGTCGAACAGGGCTTGGGCGGTCTCGTTGACCGGCGGGGCCGTATATGCCGTGTTGCCGTGTCGAGGAGAGCGCTCGCGGGTGGTGGCTTGTTTGTAGGCGATCTGCTGGAGGGCTGGCATGCCGGCCTTCAGGAGCCATGCGAGGCGTCGCGCCCAGTCTCGGGCGCATGCCTTGCAGATGGTGGCCTCGGCCGGTTTGCCGCAGATGACGCAGTTGTGTTCCATATCTCCCGCCCTTGTCGGTGCTAGACTTGCCTTTTGGACAATGCAATGCCTCTGCCGCAAGGTGGGGGCTTTTTATTTGCCCGAACGCCGTCCCCGATGCTTTGATGGGGTTGGGAATGGCGTCGTTTCAACGGTTTGCGTACTTTCCTTAACTTTCCTTCCTATTGTCCCAGATGTTGGCGGGTTCTTCCAGTGCGGGCAGGTGTGGTTCGAGGAATTCGGGGCGTTTGGGCTGTGGTGGTGCGGGGTGGGCTTGCAGGATGATGGCCTTGACCTCGTCGATGGGGATGCGCAGGGATTGCGCGGTCTCTTCGGGGCTGACGCCTTTGGTGTGCCAGTCCTCGATGATCTGTCTGATGCCAGTGGTGACTTTCATGCCCTTGCTCCTTCCTGTTGGTCGAGTTGTTCGCGTGCCGAGCAGTCGGCGCACATCCGGGCGACGCGGCGCATGCATTTGCGGATCGCCGTGGCCGGTGACAGGGCGATGACGGTGAACCGGCCGAAGCATTCGGGGTGGGCGACCTTGTGGGTGGGGGTGGCGGTGCCGCGCATGATGGTGATGGGGCCTAGCTGGTAGGCGGTGACGTTGGTGTCGATATTGTTCATTGTTGGGCCTTTCTGGGTCGTCCTTTGACCCCGTATTGGCGGCCGCCCCATATGCCTTGCAGGGGGTAGCCGTTGATCCGGTTGTTATGGTCGGCGAACTGGCGGCACTCGTCGATGACCGGGCATTGCCGGCACACGGCGAGCGCCGCCGCTTGTTCGTATGGGTTGCCGCTGAACCAGAGTTCGGGGTCGTGGTCGCGGCATGCGGCTTGGTGTCGCCAGTTCATCGGTCGCCGTCGCGGTAGGGGTTGATGTGTCGGGCTTCTTTCATGGCGTCGAAGCGGCCGTATCGTGCTTCCATGAGTTGTTTGCCTTCCTCGTAGGCTTGGATGGTTTCCGGGTTGGTGCGGGTGAAGGGTTGTGTGCTGTCGCTGATGGCGTTGACGTGCACGTTGGTGAAGCCGGCGGCTTCGAGGCGTTGCTGGATGGTGAGCATGCTGTGATTGGGCGCGTGGGCGGTGAAGCTGACCTGCATTACCGGTTTCCTTTCTTGGCTAGTTGTTTGGCGACGATCTCGCCGAGCGGGGTGATCTGCCATCGCCCCCAAGTGACGTGCTCGATATAGTCCCGCGCCTCCAACGCCTCGAAGGTGCGCTTGTGGTTGCGGTCGAGCGGGTAGGCGCTGCCGTTCTGCCAGATTTCCAAGAGCAGGTCTCACATGGCCGGGGTGAGTCTGATCCGATCGCTCATGAGAGCGCTCCCGTCATGTCGTCGAGCACCTGACAGGTGATCGCGTCGATACGCCCGCCTGTTTTCACGGTCAGGCACAGGCGCTTCACGTCGCCGGTGTGCCGCACCTCCTGCGTGACGGTCTGCGCCTCCTGTTCGCCGAGCTGCGCCTGTTCGCCGAGCCCGTACCCGACGGCGAGCGCCGCGAAACTGGCCACGACGATGGGCATGATTCCGACGGCGTATGGTCTGCCGTTCCTTCTCACTGCATTGCCTCCGTTCCGTTGATAAAGCCCCATGCGCTCGCGGCCACCTGCTTCCACCATTCGAGCACGTCGTCGGCGACGGCCTTGCCGCTCTCGTACACGGTCGGGCGCTCGCCGTTGGCCTCCCAGAGGGCGAGGGCGAGCAGGTCGAGTTCGTCGGGGGTGAGGGGCGTGGCTGTGATGGCTTGTTCGATGCGGATGGCGAGCGCGAGCGCATCGTTGTGGCCTTGGGTGTATCCGATGACGTAGGCTTCGGCCGGAGTGTCGTTGCCGAGGCCGGCGTCGGCAAGCGCGTTCAACGCTTGTTGTGTCAGGTCGATGCTCATGCGTCGTCCTTGTCTTGTTGGTTGGTGATTTGGCTGAATTGTTCGAGATGGCCGATCCAGCGCAATAGGGCGAGGGTGATGGTGCCCCGGTACATGTCTGGGGTGCGCCGAGTAGAGCGTGTCGCCGGTCTCGTCGGATTGGATGGTGCCGAGTTTGATGGTGGTGCCGTCCGTCTGATCGCACATGATCCGAATGCGTGTCATGCGGGTGCCTTCCTGTGCCGTCGTTCCGCCCGCCATTTCGGGTGGTAGAGCAGGAACGCCTTGAGCGTGCTTATCGGCTCCCAGAAGTCGCCATTGGGTAGGTCGAGCCGCCACCATTGCCCGCAGACCGGGCAACGCCATACCGGATCACTGCCCGCAGGCTTGCAATACTGACTGCTCACTGCCCCGCCTCCAGTTCACTGATGTCGGTCGGGATGCCGTAATGCTCGAAGATGAAGTCGATCATCAGGTGACGTCCTTCGATCGTGAACGAATACTGATCCGGGTCAGCAGACGTGCACGTATCGAACCAAAGAAAGGCGTCTTGCAGAGCATCGGCCACATCTTGGCGCGTGAATATCTTCCCGACCTGTTCGCTCATTTCAGCGCCTCCGTCCGTGCGGCCGTGATCGCCAACCGCGCCAACCTCCGGTATTGGACTTTCGCATCCGGGTTCATGTCCGGCCACAACGGCAAGACCTCTTCAACGCTCATACCCGACGTGCCGGTGTAGATGGCGAGCGCCGCCATATCGATCTCACGATCCGTGGGATTCCTCGTCGCCCCGGCCCTGTACGCCTTCCGCGACGCCAAACACGCTCCGAGCCTCGTCTGAGTGACGGGGCGCTCGCCGTTGTCGGGGTAGGGGTAGCGTTCCTCGATTTCGTGGGTGATGATGCTGGTCATGCTTGGTCTTCTTTCAAATCGGTGGACTGGTATTCGAGCAGGTAGGGGCTGAGCTTGTCTCGGTGGTCTCGGCGTATGTGGATGGTGCCGATGGTCTGGTCGTTGAATCGTTGGGCGCAGTCGGGGCATATGTCGATCTCGATGTCGTTGAGCTGGCCCATGGAGGTGCGGTTGGCCGAATACCCGGACAGGCTGAATCGCAGTGCCTTGCGTTTGCTGGTTTCCGTGCCGCATTGGTCGCAGTAGATGCGTGTGCTCATTGTTGGTTCCTTTCGTGTTCGATGAGGCGGTCGAGGCAGGCGAGGGCCGAATAGGGGAAGCCTTGCCGGAGTTTCGCCCATGTGTGCGCTTCGGCGTCGGGGATGGCGGGATCGTTGGCGAGGGTGTCGAGGATGGCGTGTTGTTGGCGTGTCCATGCGATCTTCTCGTCGTGGTCGATGACGTGGCAGAGGTACCATCGGGCTTTTTCGAGGTCTTCGACGGGTCGGCCCTTGCTGTGGTAGCGCCAGAGGTATTTGATGGCGTTGCCGAGGCAGAAGCTGGTGTCTGCGGTCAGTTCGATGCACTCCATGCCCGGGTGCGAGCGTGTGTAGTGGTTTGGTGAGTTGACGGGGTCGTTGGCCCATGTGGTGTGCATGCTTACCAGTCCTTTTCGAGTTCCCGGCAGTCGGGGCAGATGGATGACGTGCTGTCGGTGAGCGGTGCGCCGCAGATCGCGCAGATGGTCGGATCGTTGGCCGGTTCGGGTCGGTGGGTGGCCTTTCGGAGACGTCGGATGAGTTCGATGACGGGGTTGGGGCGGTCCGGGGTTGCTGTGTGGGCGTTCATTGCTTGTCCCTGAGTTCGATGTGTCCCCAGTCGCATGACGCTCCGCCGGAGTCGGAGAAGCATCGGACGGCCGCGCTGCCGTCGGGCAGTTCGTACCAGCGGACGTATCCGGGGTCGGGGTTGTTCACGGTGCCCTGGCCGCAGCCTTTGGGTGTTTCTCCGCATGCCGTGAGCGCGAGGATGGCGAGGATCGCCGTGAGGGTTGCGGGTATTCGTTTGCGGGGGTTCATGATTGGGTTCCTTGGTGTCCGGCTCGCATGATGTCGAGGTAGTTGGCGTAGTCGTTGCGGTCTCGGCGGATGCAGTCTTGGACTCGGTGGGTGCCTGCGTGGTTCTGGTAGGGGTCGCGGCCGATGGCTTGGTCGGTGAGGCGCAGGGTGGTGAGGTCGAGTTTTCTGTGGTGGAGTCCTTCGGCGATGGGGTGGTTGAGGTGGCGGCTGAGGTGGACGTCGAGTTGGCGTAGGTCGAAGTCCACGTTGGTGCCGGCGGGGTGGAGTGTGTATTGGCTGAGTTGGTCGTTGAGGAATTCGTGGATGTTCCATGCGGTGTGCTGGTAGTCGTAGGTGTCCTTGGGTGCTTCGGCGCTGGCGAGCATGAGTCCGTTGGCGAGGTGCATTTCGTAGGCTTTCAGGAGTTCGGGGTAGTTGGCCCAGTTGCGTATGTTGTCGGGGTGGACGATCAGGTGGAGGCTGTCGTGGGGTGTTTTGCCGGTCATGTCGGTGACTTGCATGCCGACTTCCAGGAGTTCGCACTGGTAGGGGTCGAGGCCGGTGGTTTCGGTGTCGACCCATAGGAGCATGTGGGGTTTGGCTGGCGGTTTTGGCGGGTTGAGGGGTTTGCCGCTGACGGTGATGTCGTGTTGGGTGTTCATTGGTCGCCTTTCTTGATGTCGATGTGGGTGGGGAGGTCTTCGGGTGGCGGGCAGGGATGGCGGGTGCCGTCCTTGTTGAGCTGCTGCCAGCCGCCTGTGCGGTAGTAGACGGGGATGGTGGCGGGGTCTTTGCCCGTGTGGACGAGGTAGCCGAGCCGGTAGGCGCGTGCGGGGTGGGCGTGTACCCATCCGTGGCATCCTGTGGTGCCGCTGCCGCAGAGTTGGAGCAGGTTTTCGGGTTGGTGGAGCCGGTCGAAGGGGTGGCTTCGCGGTTCCCTGTGGTGGATGCTGTCGCCGCTCCAGTGGCTGCCGGTTTCCCGGTCGCACATGGCGCATCGGTATCGGTCTCGCCTCTGTACGGTTCTGCGGGTCTCGGCTGTTGGCTTGCTGCTCATCGGCTGGCCTTTCGTTGGCATTCGTTGATGATTTCCTTGGCTTTTTGTTCCGGGTCGATGCCGGTTTTGACGCTGGCCCAGAAGTCGGCTCTCATCGCGTCGGTGAAGGTGCCTACGGGCACGTGGTCCCGGATGTGGCCGGTGATCCACCGGTCGTCGATGACGGTGCCGTCGGGCAGTGCGTGCCGGTATGGTTTCGGCTGGCTGGGCATGGTGTCCATGTATGCGCCTTGGCGCAGCCATCGGCTCATGTTGGGCGCGTATCTGGGGTCGTCCACGGTTTTGGCGTAGGCGATGACGGCTCCGATGAGCTGCGCTTCCGTCACGGCGGACGTGCCGTCGTGCCCGGCCACGGCTGCGGCCCACGCTTTCTCGGCTTCCCGTCGCGAGCCGGTGTGGCGTGGGTAGGCGTTCCACGCCGTGGCGAACGGGTCGGCCAACGCCCTGGCCTCGGCCTCGGCGACCGACGCGGTTTGCTTCGATCCCGGCCCGGAGGGGTCAGGGGAGGAAGAAGGCATGGTTTTGGTTTGGTTAGGTACGGTAGTGCTTCCTGTTTGCTTTGTTGAAGTTGAAGCAGTCTGCTTCGCGTCTGCTTCGTTTTGCTTCCTGTTTGCTTCGGCTTTCGCCCTGCGGGACTCGCCCGACGCCTTGCCTCCGGCGTGGCCGGCGACGACCTTCTTCTCGTGCAGTTCGGCGGCTTCTTCGGGCGTAAGCGGTTTCTTCTGGTTCTTGAAGCTGCCGAACACGGCGAGGCCGCGACGGGTCACGACCCTGTACACGCCTTCGCCGGCCTCCTCGAAGAGCCCGTTTTCAACGAGTTCGCGCACGAGTCTGACGGTGCCGCCCACGCTTCTGACGCGCTTGAGGTCGAAGGTGCCGTCGAACGAGTCCGGCCGCGTGTATATCTGGTGGTCGCACCACGTCACCATCGTCGCGTACAGTCCGCGCGCGGCCATGCTGCTGTCCTGCACCGCAGGATCGAAACCGAAGGTGCTGTCGAAGTTCACAGACATGGCGCGCCGCCTTCACGACATGCGATAATCGACTTATGAGCAACGACAAGAAGACCCAGCGCTGCATGTGTGTGACGATTGATTTCGAGCAGCTTACGTTCGGTGAGCTGCGCAAGTTCGTCGAACTGACGGCAGATCGTGAGGACGATGAATTTGTGTGCGTCAACGACAATGACGGAGTGCCGGACGGCTTTATGGCGTATGTGGACGCAGAAACCATAGACGTCGTGCCAACCGATGAGACGTCGGAGCGCTGATATCGACCACATCTTTTCCTGAGCCACCCCGTTGCGGGTGGCTTTTTTGTTTGCCTGCTGCATATAAGCCTCTCTCAATGTGTGGTTACTTGATCTCGCCGGTGGTCGGATCGACGGCCTCTCCTCTGTCGGTCTCGTCAGCATCGTCATCGGGATCGGGATAGTCGGGCGCGCTTTCCTCGAACGTGGCGAGGCTGTCGTGGAGGTTGTCGTACAGGACCGCGCGGCGTGCGTCCTTCGGATAGGTGAGCAGCCGGTTGATGACCTCGGCGCAGTCGATGATGTGCTGCGCGAGCGCGTCCGTGTCGTACACGGCCTCGGTGTACGGGTCGATCTGGTGGAACTTGTCGAGGTAGGCGTCTTTGGTTTCGAGCTGCATCTTGTGGTTGACCGCGCGGCGGAAGTCCACGGCCGCCTGCTTGATCTTCGCGCACGAGCTGTTGAAGTCCAGCAGGCTCAGCGGGCTCATTTCGTCGGGTATGAGCGCGTCCTGGACAAGTCCAGAGTCATTTTTCTTTGCCATGAGGGTGTCCTTTCTAGAATTCCGGGTCGCCGGTGTCGGTGGTGGACGTGTCCGTTGTGTAGCCGCTGCCGCCGTTGGCCCACGGGTCGGACGCCGGCGGCTGAGACGGCGCGGCGGCTGGCCGTGGGCCAACGGGCGGGTTGCCCGCGGGGTTGCCGTAGGTGCTGCCGCCCTGACAGCCGTCGTGGCCGCCCTGTTTCGTGACCTGCGCGGTCGCGTAGCGCAGGCTGGGGCCGATCTCGTCCACGGTCATTTCGACCACGGTGCGGTTGGTGCCGTCCTGCGCCTGATACGAGCGTTGGGAGAGCCGGCCGGTGGCGATGACGCGCATGCCCTTGGACAGCGACTGGGCGCAATGCCCGGCGAGGTCGCGCCAGGCGGAGCAGCGCATGAACAATGACTGGCCGTCCTCGTACTGGTTGGCCTGCCGGTTCCAGGCGCGCGGCGTGGAGGCGATGGTGAAGCCGCACACCTGCGTGCCGGTGCCGGTGGTGCGCAGCTCGGGGTCTGCGGTCAGGTTGCCGACGATCGTGAGGATGGTTTCGCCGGCCACTAGTCCTCGTCCTCCATGTCCTCGATCCAGTCGCCGACGAACGTGGCGAGGACGTGCGCGTCCTTGGCTGCGCTGCTCGCGATGCCCCATGCCACGTCTTCGCGACGGTTGTGGCAGTGCAGGGCGAGGTCGGAGAGCGCCGCATAGGCCATGTCGGCCACGTCGCGCATGTGCTCCAGCTCGTCAAGCTCGCCGGCGTCATCCGGGCCGTCGTCCTCTTCCTCGTCGTCTTCGTCGTCGAGGACGGTGCCGAGCGGCTTCCGGTCGCTGGAGGCGAACATGTCGGCGAGCGTCTTGCCATTGGGCAGCACAGGTTCGAAGGATATGTAGGCCTTGGCTTTCTCGCTCAATGCGAGGCCGGCTTGGTCGAGCGCCGTGACGAACAGTTTTGCCAGCTCACCGCCGGAGACGGACACGTCGCCCTCGATGAGGCCGTAGAACTTCTCGGCGAGTTTTTCGGCCATTTCCTCGTTGGATGTCATGATGTTCCTTTCCTGATGTCCCGTTTCCATGCCCATTCGCATTCCGCGCCGATGGTCGCCGCGCCTCGGTCGATGACGAACGCGGCGGGCGACGGCATGAGGATGAGGCGCGGGTAGTCGAGCCGTGAATTGCATTCGCAGATCGCGTCCAGCGCCTCGGCGATCAGTTCGCCGGGCGTCATGGTCAGGCCCCGTTCGGTGATGGGCCAGACCATGAGACTGCGGTGGGTGTTCATGGGACTCCTTCGTTTGGTGCGGGGCCGCGCTGGCGTGGTCGACGCCGGCAATGGAGACCACCGGCTCGCACGCCATCGCTTCCGCAATCCACTGACTTCCTGTCGTATGGGGATGGATCGCGGCCGACGTTGACGCGGCCCCAGTGGACGGCGGCCGAATCGAACGGCTTCCCGGTCTTTGCCCGCGCCCACCTGACGCGAATCTCGACCGGGGGCGAACCTGCCCGCCCTTGGCGCGCCGCCGGTGGAGAGAACCGGCGGCGCGATCATTGAGAGAGGTGGTGTTAACGACTTGTTCCTTGTCGCCGCCCGCCGCATCGGAAGGAAGGTCGCAATGGCGGCGGGCAAGCCTTAAATGGTCAGCACGAGCGCGCAGAGAATGACGAGCCTGAGCGACTGGTACACAAGCGCTCCCGGCTTGGCCTTCGTTTCGCGCAGCGTGCCGATGAGTATGAAGTGTTCGAGCAGCGCGTATCCGAGGATCACCCACTGCTGCCAGACGAGTGCATCGAAGTTCATTCGCCGGCCTCCTCGAACAGTGCGACGAACACCACGGGGCATTCCACGAACGCCCAGAACGCGGCGAGGCCATTGCCGATCGGATGCATGCAGGCATCGTGAGTGAACAGCCATCCCACGCAGACGACGAACGATATGACGGTCAACAGGCCGATGGTGTACGGATAACGCTTGAACATGACCGCCACCCCTACTTGGTCTGGACGAGCGTGTCCGCGCCGTCGGGGACGACGACGAGCTGGTCCGCGTTGGACAATGCGTCGATGTAATGCTGTTTGAGCACGTTGTCGGTCAGGCTCTCGTTGAGCACGGCGTTGGCGTCGGCCTCGCCCTGCGCCTTGATCTTCTTGGTCTCGGCCTCGGTCTTGGCGACCTGCTGCTCGTTGAGCGCCTTCTGCTTGTCGATCTCGGCGGCCTGCGCCTCCGTGTACTTCTTGGTGATGGCCTCGCCGTAGCGCACGTCCTGCACGCTGACCTGCTCGACGGTCAGGCCGATCTTCCTCCACTTCGCCGCCAGCGCATCCTGCACCGCCTTCGTGTACTCGCCGCGATTGGTGAGCATCGTCAGGGTGTCGAACCGGCCGGACTGTTCGCGCGCCACTGAACGCAGATCGTTGCTGATGTAGTTCTGCGTGAACGTCTGCTGCTTGCCATACTCCGAGTACAGGTATTCGGCCGCGCTCGGATCAAGGCTGTAGTTGACTTGGATGTCGATGTCGGCCGAAGCACCGCTCCTGTCGTTGACGGTGACCTGCTTGCCGACCGCGCTGCCGCCGTCGTACTTGTAATCGGTGTCCTTGTAGAAGTTGATGAGGTTGTTACGGGTGTCGTATTTGATGACGCTCTGCCACGGCGTCTTCCAATGGAAGCCCGCGTCTTCGGAATGACCGGCCAGACTGCCGCCCATGTTGCGGATGACCGCGACCTCGCCCACGTCCACGGAGTACAGGCATGCGGGAATGAGCAGCAGCAATCCGACAAGGCCCGGAATGAGGCCGATGCCGGCCCCCTTGACGTTGTTGGACAGCGCGACGCCGGTGACGGCGGCGCTGAAGAGCAGCAGGATGATGGAGATGACGAACCAGATCATGAGGGTTCCTTTCGGAAGATAAGGCCCTTTCCCCGTGCCGCGTAGGCTTGAAGCTGCAACACAAACAATCCGCTGCATGCGGGGAAAGGAAGTATTCAAATGGGTGGAGCTGCAAGCTGGGCGAGCTCAGCGGAAACGAAGTTCAAGCAGGCTCAGGCAAGCACTAGAAATGCCTATGAGTCACGGATGACCGAAGGCCTAGCGGACATCGCCCAAGCGTTGTTCCAAATCGACTTACGGCTTGATCGGCTCGAAAAGAAACTGGACGGTCGGGGTTAAGCCTTGCCAGTTTGCGCTCGCTGATGACGTCGTGGCGTATGTAAAGGCTTTCCATGTTGAGCTGTGCGCCACGACGCTCATAGGCGTTACTCATTTCGCCTCCAGCAGTCGGAGAACGTCGCGCAGCTCGCATTGGACGATCTTGGTGACGTAGACGCATGCCTTGTTGCCCAATGCTTCAACGATGATGGGCTGCTCAGGAGTGACCTCGGCGATATAGCCGGCGTCATGCTCGTTCAGGAACGATTGAACGGCTTTGACGTCGCCATCGAAGCTCTCGACTCGCAGAATCTCATGCCGCTCCTGATGATTCGAGCGGTCTGGAATGACGCCGTGTCGGACGGTGTCGGCCCTGAGCTGCCCTTCATATACCCAACGGCCGGCGGCGTCCTCGAAGCGAACGTCATGGCCCGACGGCGCTGCCCAGCAGCCGCCGACGAGGAACAGTTGCAGCACGTCACTCAGCGCGAACAACAGGGACATCACGCCGTACAGGCCCATGCGGGCGTCCCTTTGCACGACGGCCATCACAACCATCGGCAAGCCACAGAGAACCAGCACGCCGGCGCAGACAATGAGGGTACGGCGCTTCATTTTGTCGCTCATTTCGCCGCCTCCGGCACGTATCCGCAGTGGGCACGCCAGCAGCCGTCGGCCATGTCGTGCAGACACGACGCCAAACGCTCGCCATCCGCCAGAGGGAGTGCGATGTGTCCCGCTCCCCCGCATTCCATGAACCGGATTATCGTGGAGGTCTCGGTGACGCTCACGCCGATGCGCGGCATGTCGCTGGTTTTCTCGCCGATCCAGTTGCTCCGGGTGTTGATCGCGTTCGCCATGACCGCCGCCTCATGACGAGACAGTAGGACGATCGCGCCGCCGGCCCCCGTTCCCTCGGCAAGGTTGCGCAGCCACAGGCGGATACGCACGCCGTCCTCGGACACTTTCGGCCCGCACAGCAGCGGCCGGCCCTCGCTCTCCAGGTTTATGAAAAAGGTCGAGTTCCTGGCCGCCCAGTACAGGTCTTTCACCTTCATGACGCCACCCCCTCGGCTTGGGGAGTGTCCACCGGCCACGGGTCGAGGGTGCGGCCCATGAGGTAGTCAACACTGGTGTTGAAGAAGTCGGCGAGCGCCTTGTAATCCTTTGCAGAGAAGGATCGGAGGCCGTTCATTTTGTTGGAGAAAACTTGTTCGCTCATACCGATGGCGAGCGCCACGTCTTTCTGAAGGCAATGACGCATCTCGATCAGTCCTGAGATGCGGGACGCTGGGTTATCACCTTCAAGCGTCACTAATCGTTTTTGATTGGCGTTCATGGTTGCTAACCATATCACGCACTAATCGATTTCGAGCACTCTCGGCGTGTCTTGATTTTGATTCAACATGCTGAGATTCTTGCGCTACTAATCACTTTTGCGTATCATTAAGGGCATGACGGTAACTATGACAGCCCCAAAGGTTGCAGCTAGCCCGCAGGACATAGCGATTTTGAACCTGAATATGCTGATGCAGCTTGAAGGGCGCTACAGAAAAGACCTCGCCGAATACATCGGCAGACGCCCACAGAATCTCTCCCGCATGATGTCAGGAGAGAGCAACTGGGCACTGAATGACATGTGGAAGGCGGCTGAGTTCGTGGGCGTCTCCCTTGACGTCCTGACTGATCCGACTCTCACGCCGGCCAAGGCGCTCAGCATCATCGGCGAGCGCCGTAACGATAACGATGGGAATGGAGGTTTGCCTGTCGTCAATGTTGACGACTTACGCCTAGGTGGCGGGGCATGGAAGACCCCGGCTATGGTTCTGGCCGCCTGATTTTTCGGGCCGGTCGGGATCATAACCCAGAGGTCCATGGTTCAAATCCATGCCCCGCTACCAATTGAAACCGGAAACCTTTTGGTTTCCGGTTTTTTGTTTTTCTAGGACG